TCTCCGAAGCTTCATGTAGACGGCTTCGGGACGTCCAGCACGCTCAAGATGCTGCCGGTCAGCGAAAGGTTCGTCGCTAACTTTAGACAACACCTTTTGCAAGGCACCGACTCCAGAGACTTCACTCTTTGGGATTCGGTTGCTGACTACCCAACCCTTGACAAGGGGGTTGTGCAGCGTTGGATGGGTCCATTCGGATTGGTATCCGAGAAAACTCCATCTACCGAGCAAGCGAGATCTAGAGAGCATCTCCTCCTCAGGAGTTGCTTCTTGCACCTCGACGTTAGGGAAGTACCCCTTCAATAAGGGTACCAACTTCTCGTCAAGGTACGACGCCGTACGCCACAATCCGGCCGCATAAAAGCGGTTGCGGAGAGAAACGTACGACTCGACCTCAGGAACGTGCTTCAGTGAGGTAGGAAAGGACAATCGCCCGTTCTCAGAACAGACGACTTTCCTGACTTTCACGACGCTAACGTCGTGTCCGTCATAGTACTCCTTCCCGCAAGACTCCCTGAACTTACCAGTCCAGAAAGACTTGCTCCGATTCACTTTCAGCCCAAAGGCCTCGAGTGTACGGATCACTGAAGGTGCAAACTCCACGGGGACAATGATATCGTCCCCGTAGACGCGCACCCGGCCAAGGAAATCGGAGATGATCCGATCTCTTGTTAACCGGGACCCTTGCTCCCACTCAATGCCGAGGAATACCAGTGTCAGAAAACACATGGCCTCGACAGGAAAAGTGAGAGCGGAACCCATCGACGCGTACTTGGACAGGGGTATAACCCCAATTCCTTGTACGTCTGCACGGGTAGACCTAGTCACTTCAATGGCCTCTTTTACAAGAGGCCACCTGTGTACCAGGTTCTGAACGAGCAGATGAGAGACGCGGTCAGAGGCTTCACTCAAATCGAGTGTTGCCAGGGCTCCTGTCAAAGAGCCTTCGCGGGCCATAACCCTGTTGGGCATCTGGTCAGCGAAACCACACAGCGCACCGGCGAGGACTCGAGAGTCCCGTTCGATGAGCCGTACAAGCACACGCGACAAGCCTTGCTGCATGTATTGCATAGCAGTGGGCTCAATCGCGATGATGCGAGGCGTCTTCATGGTCTTAGGAACAGCAACGACCCGAACGGGTCGTTCGTCCTCGGGTTCCACCAACGTAACCTCACGGTAGCGGTCTTCAATGTACCGCGCGTTCGGAACGGCATACTCCCCATAAGGGAATACGTCGTCCAAACGCCTCGGCCACTCCGACAGATCAAACTTCTCGTTTCCAAAAAGTTTGTCTGCCGTTGCGCCGGGTCCGTGCCTGGGTCGAAGTACCAAAGAGGGGTCAGCGGCAGTGGGATTAATCCCACCGTGCTGCTCGCGGTATAGGATTGAACCTAGTTCCGCGAAGACCTCGCCCCAGAGGAGATTGCTCATCCTACGAAAGTGGGACAGCAAGGAGTCACGCGAGTCTCCAAAGACTCGACGCGATTCCAATTCCTCTTCCTGAAGGAAGAGGGACTTCTCCTGGACGTCAGTTTCAACTTCAACAAAGCCGCGCATCGCGGCTGCTTCCCTCTTTGCAGAGGTCCGCAACTCCATTTTGGCGAAAAGCAGCGTAAGCTGCCTCACCGCATGGATGGAATCGATGCTTGGCTCAGGAAGAAGAATCCCTGTGCCGCGATCAAAGATCAAGTCCAGGAAACCACCCAGAAAAATGGGAGTTCCGCCCTTCCGCCGGAAACCGACGAAAGAGGTAGAGGAGACTTGCTCGTCCGCAAGGCTTCGTTCGAAGTCCTTGCAGAATTGAGGCAAGCTGATGGTCATGTAAGACCATCCTTGACTTTTGATCCGACTGCTGACAGCACTAACGTCAGCAGCGGTGCTCACACCACACTGCTCGCCGAGTTCATCGGCAAGTACTGTCCAGAGCATCATCAGGCTTTTCACTCACGGCCTCCTTAATAGAGGTTCATGGGATCCATAGCCTTGTTCGATCTATCTTCCGAAGAAGACAGACCACCTAGGACACCTTGGCTTCACAGCCAGGGCGTTCCTCAGCTTGTCGATGTTGTCCCAGTGCTCATAGAGCGCAACCCCTATCACGAACCCCAAAAGGGTCATGTAGAGGAAAACGCAAAGAGCCTGGGCAACCGTCGACAGGAAGCCATCGTTAGATGAGAGCTTGTCAGCTCTCACCTGCGATGACCTTCGTCAGGTTGGCATCAGTAGACCAAGCGATAGCCGCCTTCGCAAGAAGGAGGAGCTCCGCGTTGGTAAACTGGCCGCCGTTGGGCTCGTCGATGACGAGCGTGATGGCAGCTCCCGCCAAGCGGGAATTGCCGGCGACGAACGGATCAGCCGCGATCTTATTCTGATCGAGCTTGACTGCATGACGCAGTCGTCCGTTCTTCGTCTC